TAAGGAGGTGAGAGTTGGTTCTATCCAATACTGCAACCCCTTACTATTATGGAGAATTCAGAGAAGCAGTTCTTCGTGGAGAAATTTTGGTTAATCGCGAAATTTCCATGGAGATGAATCGCATTGATGATTTGATTGCTAATCCAAACATCTATTACGATGATCAAGCAGTGCATGGTTTCATCAAGTATTGCGAGTTTGAGTTAACTCTTACTGATGGCAGCGATTTGCATCTTCTTGATACCTTCAAACTTTGGGCAGAACAAATCTTTGGATGGCATTACTTCGTTGAACGAAGTGTCTATCAACCAAATACTGATGGGCCTGGTGGGCAATACATAAAGAAGTTGATTCAAAAGAGACTTGTAACCAAGCAATATCTCATCGTGGCAAGAGGTGCTGCGAAGTCGATGTATGGAAATTGCATCCAAGCATACTTCTTGAATGTCGATACATCAACAACCCATCAGATAACGACAGCTCCAACGATGAAGCAGGCCGAAGAAGTAATGTCTCCTTTTCGCACTGCAATCACCAGAGCTCGTGGTCCACTGTTCAAGTTTCTTACAGAGGGTTCTCTGCAGAACACTACTGGGTCTCGATCACAACGAGTGAAGTTGGCTTCAACCAAAAAAGGTATTGAGAATTTTCTGACTGGATCGTTGTTGGAAGTTCGGCCAATGACCATCAACAAGCTTCAAGGTCTTCGTCCTAAGGTGTCGACAATTGACGAATGGCTTTCTGGAGACATCAGAGAAGACGTTGTTGGTGCGATTGAGCAAGGCGCGTCCAAGATGGACGATTACTTGATCGTTGCTATGAGCTCAGAAGGAACCGTTCGCAATGGTTCTGGTGATACCATCAAAATGGAACTACATAGCATACTTCGAGGAGAATACCAAGCTCCGCACGTTTCGATTTGGCATTACAAACTTGATGAAATTGAAGAAGTCGCTGATCCAGCGATGTGGGTAAAAGCAAATCCAAATCTGGGAGCGACAGTATCTTATGAAACTTATCAACTTGATGTGGAACGAGCTGAGAAAGCACCCGCGTCTCGCAATGATATTCTTGCCAAGCGTTTCGGCATTCCGATGGAGGGTTACACTTATTTCTTCACTTACGAAGAAACTTTGGTTCATCGGACTCGTGAATTCTGGCAAATGGCTTGTGCTCTCGGGGCGGATCTTTCGCAGGGTGACGATTTTTGTGCATTCACGTTTCTATTCCCACTCGGTCGAGAGAGATACGGGGTAAAAACGAGAAGCTATATTACAGAGCTTACACTGATGAAGCTTCCAGCTGCTATGCGGCAAAAGTATGAAGAATTTATCAATGAAGGTAGCCTACATGTCATGCCAGGAAACATCCTCGACATGATGGAGGTTTACGAAGATTTAGATAGGTTTATTCAGGCTTCTGAATACGATGTTCGAGCACTCGGTTATGATCCGTACAACGCTAAAGAGTTTGTTGCTCGGTGGGAAGGTGAAAACGGGCCTTTCGGTATCGAGAAAGTAATTCAAGGAGCCAAAACCGAATCGGTTCCTCTAGGCGAGATCAAGATTATGAGCGAAGAGCGACTTCTCATATTTGATCAAGCTCTCATGTCCTTCGCGATGGGTAATGCTATTACTCTAGAGGATACTAATGGGAATCGAAAGCTTCTAAAGAAGCGACAAGACGAAAAGATTGATAATGTCGCTGCGCTTATGGATGCGTGGGTCGCATACAAGTTACATAAGGAGGCTTTCGAATAATGAAATATAGAGCCGGTATAGCAGACATAGCTCTTGCCATTATTGCGATTATTTTTGTTATTTGGGCTGTTAAAAAGTGGGGCTAAGGAAAGGAGGTGAATAGTGGCGCGAGTTGGTGATTGGTTGAAACATTCGTGGAATGTTTTCAGTAATAAAGAGAATCAACGTGTATTTTCTCAATATGGTGATCCGAATTTCGGTGGACGACCAGATCGTCTAAGACTTCAAATTCCCAATGAGCGATCACTTATTTCCTCAATTTATACTCGTCTTAGCATTGATGTTGCTTCGGTTGATATGCGCCATGTACGGACAGATGATCAAAAGCGATATTTAGAAGACGTTGATAGCGGGCTTAATAATTGTTTGACGGTTGAAGCTAATCTCGATCAAGCTGCGCGCGCTTTTAGGCAAGATATTGCTATGACTCTTTTTGATAGAGGCGTTGCTGCACTAGTTCCCGTTGATACATCCGTTAATCCTGAGCTATCTGGTAGTTACGACATTCTAACGCTTCGAGTTGGTGATGTTGTAAATTGGTATCCAAAACATGTACGAGTAAATTTGTATAACGAAACTAAAGGTCGACGAGAAGAAGTTGTTTTGGAAAAGTCAATGGTAGCTATCGTTGAAAATCCGTTGTATGCGATAATGAACGAGCCAAATTCAACTCTTCAACGATTACTTCGTAAACTTACTTTGTTAGATGCTATTGATCAACAATCTGCTTCTGGCAAACTCGATCTTATTATTCAGCTTCCATACGTAATTAAATCTGAGGCTCGAAGACAGCAGGCGGAGCAACGTCGTAAGGATATCGAGTTCCAACTTAAAGGTAGCCAATACGGTATCGCCTATACGGATGGAACCGAAAAGATTACTCAGTTAAATCGTCCGGCCGAAAACAATCTCCTAACCCAAGTCGAATACCTAATAAACATGCTTTATGGTCAACTTGGTTTAACGGACGAGATTATGAATGGCACGGCGGACGAAAAAACTATGTTGAATTATTGGAACCGAACTGTTGAACCTGTTCTTACAGCTATGGTCGAAGCTATGCGACGTACTTTCCTAACTAAAACGGCTCGAACTCAAAAGCAGACGGTTCTATTCTTTCGAGATCCATTCCGTTTGGTTCCGGTTGAGAACATCGCGGAGATTGCCGATAAGTTCACTCGTAATGAAATCATGACGTCAAATGAAATTAGGCAGGTCGTTGGTATGGCTCCTCACAGCGACCCCAAGGCAGACAAACTAATCAACAGCAACATGCCTGTCGATAAAGCTGAGACAAATGGTCATGTTAAAGAAGATCCGGCTGTAACTGAGGCTTTAGCAAAATTATCTAATAGGCCGATGATGCAAAATTAAGGAGGAACATTCAAAATGGGAGCAGAGGCTAAGCCTGACTTCAGCGGCTATGCCACCAAAGCTGGTCTCGAATGTTCAGATGGCCGGACGATCATGCCAGATGCCTTCAAGCATCAGGACAAGGAGACCGTTCCCCTGGTCTGGCAGCATGGACACAACGAACCCAGCAATGTACTCGGTCATGTGGTCCTCGAGCATCGTGATGATGGTGTTTATGCCTATGCTTTTCTCAACGATACCGATCAAGCAAAGAATGCTCGGACGTTGGTGGAGCATAAAGACATTACATCGTTGTCTATCTATGCCAACGGGCTTACCGAGAAAGCAAAGAGAGTTCTTCATGGATTTATCCGTGAGGTAAGTCTTGTATTGTCAGGTGCTAATCCTGGCGCACTTATCGACAACATTACTTTGGCGCACAGCGATGGTGACATGGTCACGCTGGAAGATGAAGCAATTATCTACACCGGTTTGGAGCTCGAGCATAGTGACGTAGAATCTTCAGAAGAAGATGATGAGAACGTCGTTGAACATGATGCGGAGAATCCAACGGTTCAGGAAGTCTACGACGGAATGACTGCTGAGCAGAAGGAAGTCGTTCACTATATGGTCGGTACTGCCCTTGCTGAAAAGGCAATTGAGCTGAAGCAGTCTTCTGACGATAAAGAGGAAGAGTCAAAGCTGACCCATAATGATAATGATAAAGAGGAAGGACGACGCATGAGCCGTAATGTCTTCGAGCAACTGAACGGAGGCGAAAAGAAAGAAGAGCAGCACGTGCTGTCGCATGATGCAATTAAGTCGATTGTCAACGACGCTCATAAGACTGGGTCGCTGAAGGCCGCTGTCGAGGAGTATGCTCTCAAGCATGGCATCGACGACATCGAGACGCTCTTCCCTGACGCCCGTTTGGTCACCTCAACTCCGGAGTTCGATGCAAGGAGAACCGAGTGGGTCTCCGGTGTCATTAATGGCACAAAGCACTCGCCGTTCTCTCGTATCAAGTCGATTGTTGCTGATATCACCTTTGATGAAGCTCGTGCGCTGGGTTATGTCAAAGGTGCTTTGAAGAAGGAAGAGTTCTTTGGCGTTACGGCGCGAACTACTACGCCCGCCACGATCTATAAGAAGCAGAAGCTCGATCGCGATGACATCATCGACATCACGGATTTCGATGTAGTCGCATGGCTTAAGGCTGAGATGCGTCTTATGCTCGATGAGGAAATTGCGCGTGCAGTTCTTATCGGCGATGGTCGAGCTGTAGGCAATGAAGACAAGATCAAGGACCCGGTTGGAGCGGTGGACGGCGCTGGAGTCCGATCTATTCTTCACGATCACGAGCTTTATGCGGTTCCGGTGGAATTGCCTGCTACTGCGGATACTCCCCCTGAGAAAGTCGATGCCATTGTTTCTTCTCTAGGCCTTTACAAGGGATCTGGTTCTCCGACGTTCTATACGACGCTCCCGACGCTTACCTCACTGTTGGTCTTCCGAGACAATGACGGTCATCGTCTGTGGAGAACTCCTTCGGAGCTTGCTTCGGAGATGGGCGTTGGAAACATTGTTACTGTTGAGGTGATGGAAGCGGAAGCGGATCTTGTTGGTATCGTCGTGAACCTGCGAGATTACACGATTGGTGCCGATAAGGGCGGAGACGTCAATTTCTTCGATGACTTCGACATCGATTATAACCAGTACAAGTATCTCTTGGAGACCCGTATCTCTGGTGCTCTGACCAAGATTCGGTCGGCGCTGGTTGTTACGACGGCCCCGTAAGGTAGGAATTCCATGGCAAGGTTCAATGGTCGTATTGGCTATGGTGAACCGGTAGAACAAGCTCCAGGCGTATGGGTTGATAATATCGTTGAGTATAT